CTCGGGCGGCACCGCCGCATGGGTCGGCGAGGGCGCGGCGAAGCCCCTCACCAAGTTTGATTTTACGCAGCTGACGCTCGCCTACAACAAGGTGGCGGCCATCGCCGTGATTTCCGAGGAGCTCGTGCGCCATTCCTCGCCCTCGGCCGAGCTCATGGTGCGCAACGCGCTCGCCGAGTCTGTGATCGCGCGGCTCGACAGTGACATTGTCAATCCGTCGATCACCGAGACGACCGGTGTCCGGCCGGCCTCGTTCACCAATGGCGCGCAGACCTATACGTCGCTCGGCATCACGGCCGACGACGTGCGCGCCGACGTCAAGCGGCTCGTCTCCTATTTCATCGCCAACAACATTCCGACGGCCTCGATCGTGCTCGTCATGCGCCAGGCGCAGGCTCTGAGCCTGTCGCTGATGCGCAACGCGCTCGGCGCCAAGGAATTCGCGGATATGACGATGAACGGCGGGTTCCTCGAGGGCATGCCGGTGATCGCGTCGCAGTACGCCTCGCAGGGCGTGGTCGCGGCCGTGTGCGCCGACGAGATCTATCTCGCCGACGACGGCGGCGTCGCGATCGACATGAGCCGCGAGGCCTCGCTCGAGATGGACACCGCACCGAGCCACAAGATCAACGACGGCGCCTCCCCGCCGGCGCCCGCCGAGACGACGCTCGTCTCCATGTTCCAGACCAATTCCGTCGCGATCCGCGCCGAGCGGATCATAACCTGGAAACGCCGGCGCACCGCCGCCGTCGCCTACCAGACCGCGACCGGATGGGGCAACGCCGACACGTCGCCCCCGCAGGCTGCGATCTAACCCGCCGCAGCCGGCCCTCCCGCCCGGCGGCATCCCCGCTCCGCCGGGCGGGCTTCCCTATCACCGGAGAGACGGACTAGATGGCGAAACGCGTCACCCTCACCGCCGTGAAACCGCTCCGCTATGCCGGCCGCGCGCTGCGCGCGGGCGATGCGTTCGAGGCGTCGGATCCCGATGCGCGCGTGCTGATCGGCGCCCGTCTCGCGACCTACGCCACCCGCGCCCCGGATCCCCTGCCGCGGCGCCGCCGCCCGGATCCAGCGCCCCGCCCGACCGCGGCGCCGGCAAGGCCTGCCGCGGCGGCGCCCGGCGTTGACCGCGAGGCCGTGCCCGAGGGCGAGCTCGAGACGCTGCGCACCCGCTATCAGGAGCTCGCCGGCCGGCGCGCGCATCCGTTCTGGCGCGCCGCGCGCGTTGCCGCAGAGATCGCCGCGCTCGAGCAGGATCCAACACAGTGAAAATCGGCCCCCTCGAGATCCGTTTCGCGCGCGGCCGCCCGCCGGCGATCGAGAAGGGCCTCGCGCCCGTCGACAACCGCGGCGGCTGGTGGCCGATCGTGCGCGAGTATCAGGCCGGCGCCTGGCAGAACAACGTCACCGTCACGCTCGAGGACGCCCTGCAGTATTGGGCCGTGTTCCGGTGCGTCTCGATCATCTCCGGCGATATTGCGAAGATGCGCCTGCGCCTCGTCGAGCAGAGGGGCGTCGGCGGGATCTGGCGCGAGGTCGAGGATCTGGCCGTCTCGCCCGTGCTCGCCAAGCCGAACCCCTATCAGAGCCGCATTCAATTTCTGCGCAACTGGCTCGAAAGCAAGCTGACCCGTGGCAACGCCTACGTACTCAAGCGGCGCGACGAGCAAACCGGGCGCGTGATTGGGCTCTATATCCTCGACCCCTCGCGCACGACGCCCCTCGTCGACGACGCCGGAAACGTCTTTTACGAGCTCCGCCGCGACCATCTCATCGGCCTCGACGCGAGCACGGTCACCGTCCCGGCCAGCGAGATCATCCACGATCGATGGAATACGCTCTATCACCCGCTCGTCGGCCTCTCGCCGATCTATGCGCACGGCGTCAACGCACTCGCGGGGCTGAAGATCGAGCAGAATTCGTTGCGATTGTTCCAGAACGGCGCCCGACCGTCGGGCGTCTTGACCGCCCCGACCGCGATCAGCAACGACACGGCCGCGCGGATCAAGGCCTATTGGGACGAAAACTTCATGGGCGAGAACGCAGGCAAGGTCGCCGTGCTCGGCGATGGCCTGAGTTATGCGCCCATGGTGATGAACGCCGTCGACGCCCAGCTGATCGAACAGCTGAAATGGAACGACAGCGTGATCGCCGGCTGCTACGGCGTGCCCGGCTACATGATCAACGCCGCCGCGGCGCCCGCCTACAACAACGTCGAGGCGCTCAATCAGGCCTATTATTCCCAGGCGCTGCAGACACACGTCGAGGACATTGAACTTCTGCTCGACGAGGGCCTCGAGCTCGCGCAGGCCGGCGGCCGCCGGCGTCTCGGCACCGAGTTTGATCTCGACGGCCTCCTCCGCATGGACACGTCGACGCTTGTGCGCACCGCCGGCGAGGGCGTGAAATCGGGCATCATGAAGCCGGATGAAGCGCGCGCCAAGCTCGGCCTCGACACGGTCGAGGGCGGCGACCAGGTCTATTTGCAACAGCAGAATTATTCGCTGGCCGCGCTCGCCCGCCGCGACGCTCGCGAGGATCCGTTCGCGACGGGCGCGGCGCCGGCCGCGGATCCGTCGCCGCCCGCGGATCCAAGCCCGGTCGATCCCGCCGCCGACCCGACGGCGGCCGCCGCCAAGGCCTTCATTTTGGAGCTCGCCGCATGAGAGGCTTCGATCCCGCGGCTTTCGGGCGCCAGGTCGCGCAAACCGTGAAGGAATTCGTGGCGCCGATCCGCGCCGGGCATGCGGCCCTCGAGGCGGCCAACGCCGCCCTGATGCAGCGCGTCGACGCCCTCGAGCGCCAGGTCACCGCGCAAACCGTCAAAAGCGCGCGGATCGACCGCTCGGGCGTGCTGTTCCTGACCCTCGGTGACGGCACGACGCAGGACGTCGGCCCCGTGGTCGGCCGCGACGCGGATCCTGCCCAGGTCAAGGCCCTGGTCGACGACACGGTCGCGCGGGGCCTCGCCGCCCTGCCGCCACCGGCGGCAGCGCCGACGGCGGCGGATCTGCGGCCGGTGATGACCGAGATCGCCGAGGCCATCCTCGAACCTCGCCTCAAGGCGCTGACGCCGGCACCGGCACCCGCCCCGACAGCTGCGGATCTGCGGCCGGTGATGACCGAGATCGCCGAGGCCATCCTCGAACCTCGCCTCAAGGCGCTGACGCCCGCCGCGGCAGCGCCGCCGCCCGAGGCCTTCCGCGGCGTGCTCTCGGAGCTCGTCGACGCGGCGATCGGCGCGCTCCCAGCCCCCGAGCCCGGCAAGCCCGGTCGCGATGCCGACCCGGCCGAGGTCAAGCGCCTGGTCGAGGAGACCGTCGCGCGCGGCCTCGCCGAGATCACGCCGGCCAAGGATGGTCGCGGGATCGCGAAACTGCTCATCAGCGATGCCGGCGAGCTCATTGTCACGCTCACCGACGGCGACGTCGTCAATGCCGGCCGCGTCAAGGGCCGTGACGGCGCCGAGCCCGAGGCCCTGCGCCTGGTCGACGCCGGCGATGGCCGCACGTTCGTGCTCGAGCTCACCACGGCCGCCGGCAGCGTGGTCAAGTCGCCGCCAATCAGCTGGCCGGGCCTCGTCGACCGTGGCATCTGGCAGGCCCGCACCTATGCCGCCGGCGACGGCGTCACCTACAAGGGCTCATACTGGATCGCCGGACAGGACACCGACGGCCGCCCGGGCGATCCCGAGACGGGCTGGCGGCTCGCCGTCAAGCGCGGCCGTGACGGACGGCCGGAGCGCCAGCGCGGCGCCGTGCTCGAGGGGGCCGCCTGATGCCCTCGCTGATCACCGTCGCCGAGGCCGACGACCACCTGCGCCTCGACCTCGCGATCGCGGCGACCTCGCCGCTGACGTTTGACGACGCGCGCGTGTCCGGCCTGGTCGTCAAGATCGACGCCGCCGAGGCCGTGATCCTCGACTATCTCAAGGTCCGCGCGGCCGACCTCGAGGCCTCGCCGGCGCCGTTCGATACGCAGGATTTGACGGTCATTCGCGCGGCCGTTCTGCTCATGCTCTCGGCGCTGTGGGATGATGCGCCCGACCGCACCGTCGCCGACTACATGAAGCCCGGCGGGACCATCCCGCTGCTGCTCGCGCGGCTCAAGGATCCGACCCTCGCATGATGACGCCGATCGAGACCGAGCGGATCCGGCCGCGCTGGGCGCCCGACGACGTCGTCGTCGTCGCCGCGACAGGCCCGTCGCTGACGCCGGAGGTCGCCCGCCAGGTGCGCCGGCACCCGGTCGTCGCCGTGTCCGACGCCTGGCGCCTCATCCCCGAGGCGGCCGTGCTCTACTCCTGCGACGCGCCGTGGTGGCGCCACCACCAGGGTGCCCCGGGCTTTGCCGGCGAGCGCTGGTCGAGCCATGGCGGCCTGCCGACCAACGACAAGGCGGACGTGGCGCGCGCGTTCGGCCTGCGCCTCGTCGCCGGCCGACCCGGCGACACGTTCTCTCGGGATCCCGGCCGCATCCATTTCGGCAACAATTCCGGGTTTCAGGCGATCAACCTGGCGATTCTCATGGGCGCCCGGCGGATCGTGCTCGTCGGGTTCGACATGCACACCGAGGGCAAGCGGCATTTCTTTGGAGATCACCCCAAGGGTCTGCAGAATTCGGTCGATTATCGCCAGTTTCTGCCGCATTTTGCCAGCGCCGCGCGAGCCCTCGAGCCCGACGTCGCGATCATCAACGCGACGCCCGGCAGCGCCTTGAGGTGCTGGCCCATGATGACGCTCGACGACGCCCTCGCGATGGAGGCAGCGCCCGCATGATGACCGTCGTCACGCTGCTTTGGCGGGATGCCGAGCGCGCCCGCAGGGGCCTCGGGTTTCGCCCTTGGCACGTCCGGCGGCTGCGCGACCAGGTCGCCCAGCACATGAGCCGGCCGCACCGGTTCATGTGCTGGGCGACCTGG